TGTCAATGCCCATTCTGTGTGCTATTTCGGCAGTGCTGAGATTGCGTTCTAGCAGTTCGCGTACTTGGTTGACAAGTTCTCGTTTCATGTACTATATACAACGCCTTAGCCCCGGAACCTAGCTAGAGCAATTTTGCCTAACTGAACAACGCCCAAGTGCATGCTTTGATGAACAACAACACAGATCCAGCAAACATGGCAATGATTAAGAAATCCAAAGTTTGCAGTCCTATACCCGGGGGTTGTGGGCCATGCTGTTCTGCCCAACTACGACCCACGGGTCGCACAGTGGCAGCACCAAGATGCAGATCTTCGGCTTGCACAATTACCTTTGGTGAAGGATCAGGCTCCACAGGCCGGTCTGGAAAATCAAAATCATCATCGTTGTGTTTTGTGGCCATTATTCTAGTCCCAGTGTGGCAGGAGCATGATCCAGTCGATCACTGTATTCATCTGTGTAAAAGAACGCATCGGGGTCTGTGATTGTAATGCTCAGATCACTGTGCATCACGTCATAGTCCCGAAAATTGTGGTCAGCATCGTACACACGGAAATAATATGTTCCGTCATGCCCGCGTATCAAGCATCCTTCAACACCATTGGCACTTTTTGCAGTAGTCATTGTTCTTCTCCATATGTATTTTTAAAATCTTTGATGCAAAGCAAAAGACCATCAGGATTTGTTGACGAAACTGTGGGTTGTGTGATGTTTTGAGCATACACACATTGATTGAATGCTTTGTATTGCCCAATCTCGCCAAGCATGAACAAAGGTTCCATTGGGACAATAGTAAAAAGTACTAAAGACCACATTATGCTAACTCCCGATCAAATTCACAACCAACGTCTGCCCACAGGGCAGGGTTCATCATGTCTGTGTGATATGCACAGATTTCTTCTGCTTCGTCTAGTGTAGCATATCGATCCACTGTGGTGCCAGTATACATTGTATACACACCTTCCGCAGTGGTAGCCCAACGAACCACGTCCCAACGAAGCATTCGGTCATTCCATTCAACTGTGAATTTCATCATGCTGCCTTTCTAAAATAACCGTAGGGCAAGCCCTGAGTGAAACAAAAATACTCGTGATCGCCGTTGGCGTGTTCAGCATCCATGAGCCATGCAATCACACGCTCACGGTTGGCACCAGTGTGCATGAGACTGGCTATACGATCTTCAAACTTGTCAATAGCGTGAGCTTCGGCTGTCTTGCGGTCCGCTTCTTCACGCTGGATAACAGAGCCTAGGCTGGCAAACTCCTGTTCAAAGTCTGCCAGGGTCCAGGCACTGGTATCAACACCGCGAGGACGATAACCATATGCGTCCTTGTACATGTCCCAATAAGTGCATTGGGCTTGCTCAAGATCTGTCATCTCTTCCCAGGTTTTGAATGCTTCCATATTCGGCTCCTATTTGTTGCTGTCTATGTGGTTATTATAGCACTTTACCCATTATTGGGCAACCGATTTCACACGCACATCAGTGTTCAACGCAGGTGTGTACTTTTGTATTAACTCGCGTTCTAACTTGTGTGCAACATCTTTGCCACGCACAATGTCCACGATTGCATAGTTAACAGCGGCTTCGCCTGCGGCACGAATTGCTTCGTACAGGTTCCAGCTCTTGTCTTCAGTGCGGCTACGGTAGATGTGTTTGTTTACACGGCTACGAATAGACATGTTGATTGTACGCTGAGTTTTAGCGGTAATACCAATGTAGTACTCTAATCCAATTTGGATCATGTACACAATGTGGGTTCGATCAGTGCGTTTCTTTCTCATCATGTGTGTATTATAGCATTTCGGGCATATTCGGTCAACCGAAAAGTAGTACTACAAAAGTACTACCTTTTGACTGTTGTAAATACGCCATGGATTACAGTGCTTTGTTTGCCCAACAGTTGACCAATAAAGGGGTATCATTTACCCCTGTTTATCATTGTTTTGAAAGTGCCCGCTCGCCTCACACAGGGTGGAGTCTGCGATTGCCTGACTTTGACACAGACGTCTTGTTGTTGCATTTTCAGGACTTGGTAAACATACAGCACGGTCGTGTGCTGGAACTTGAACAAATAGAACAGCGTTATGGATCACGTGCTGACCGTGTGGTTGTGACATATTGGAATCACGGATTGGATCGAATATACACAGGCCCTATTCGACTAGTTGAGTTCAGCAATCACAACTACGATCTTGCCAACCAGTTGTATCAACGTTGGCCGGAATGGCAGCACATTATCAATCAACCTAAAACTCAAGCCTGGCAGTGTTTGAATGGACGCATGTGCGATCACAGAAACAGAGTGGTGCAAACCTTGCAAGGTTGGTCAGATGGTGTGTTGAGTTATCACAATCGCATACGCTTGCCACAGCATGACTACACTCAATATACCTACAACAATGTTGATAACTTTATAAACTTGGCGTATGTGTACAGCACCTCAGCTGTGAACATTGTGACAGAAACCGAGTATGCCACTGCACCAGGAATCATATCAGAGAAAACTTTGTTGGCCATGGCCGCCGAACAAATACCTATCTTGGTCGGGCATCAGGGCATTGTGCAACACTGTCGAGAACTAGGCTTTGACATGTTCTCAGACTTGGTAGATGTCAGTTATGACAACATGCCCAATGAAGTTCGTGCAGAACAGGCTGTGTGGTTGAATCAAGATCTTATACTGGGCAAAATTGATCTAGCACCGTATCAAGAACGACTACGTGCTCAACGTGAATTCTTGTTAGATGATTTTGCCACCATAATGGAACTGCGATTCCAGCGTGATATCAGTAACTTAAACTTGTGATGAATCTTTGCATGTCCCCATGCAACACTGCCATCATGGCTTCTTTGCTGCCAAACATCACAAGTTTGTTGAGTTTGCGGTTGTTGACCATGTAGTATGGACAGGTCATACGACGATCTAGTGCAATCAAGTTTTTGGGTGTGAGCAATTTCTCTGGCAGGTCAAATGTGTAACTGCTAAGTTCCAGCAGGTTTTCAAACACATAGAAACCTTCGTAGGTAAGTCTCAACCCGCCATCATCTCTGATGTTCTGCCACCAAGTAGACATGGCTTCATCAAGAGGCGGTGCATCAGGATAGCGTGTTATCAGTTCCTGCGTGAGAGCAAGTTTATTGAACATTGGGATAGATCTTATCCCCTTGCGTTAACAGCACAACTGAGAACTTGTCTGTTCGGAATTGTGTGTTGAGTTTTCGGGCAAGATTGATAGCGTGTCCGGGGTTGGAGAACGATACCTTTTTGTACTTGGGACCAGGAAACTGTGTGAGCAAGTTGCTGGTCTTTAAGTTAATGGGCTTGGAGTCAAAGAACACAGCCCACACACCTTCTGAGGCCAGTACTTGTTCTGTCTTGTAGGTTTGTTTGTTGGTGTGCTCAATCAGCACTGTTGGCTTTGGTCTTGACATATTAAACTCCGCGTTTATTTATGCCAATAACTATGCAGATTTAAAACTACCTCCAGTGATCTGCACTTCTACAACTTCTGCGCCACGTGTTTGCTGTGTTCGCATTTGTTCCAATGTAATCAACAGTTTAGTAATGTCAGCGTGTAGGTCTTTGGCATCACGCATGCTCATCATGAAGTCCTTTTGGCCACGTGCTTCGTGTGCCTTGATTGAGTCCACAAAACGATGTATGTGCAGACTCATTTTTTAAGTAGATAAGGATACAGTACAGGCGGATGCCAACCTGTGGGCTTGAGTACTTTGCCATCCTCACGCTTGCGGACCTTGCCAGTTTCTCTATCAATCTTAGCAAAGTTGGTGCTCATGACTTCTCGCCAGGCACCTTCGCCATCAAATCCTGCCGAGTGTATTGCACCGATTGTGACCACAAGGATATCAATCAATGCATCCAGTTCTGCTTCCATGTCGTGTGCTTCTTGCAACTCACGAAATTCTTCTTCAATCAAACTCTTGTACATAGTGTACTGAGATTCATTCATTGCGTCCACCGACTGGTCGCAAGCCCGCATAAACTTCTCTTGATCACGAAAGGGATTTGTCACGTGCTGCCTCCTGAGTATGAAATGGTCCTTGATATTGATAACGTTCCAACACAATTAATTTTGGGTTGCGAAGCAGTTTCCAACTACGATGTTGTTTCACAGCATACCAACCTGCGGCGTACCATGATTTGCTTTTGTTTTCTTTAGTGAACAATGGTAATCGATGTTTGACGTCCCACATGGGATTGAATGCTCTGCATCCTGTTTCGAATCCATGCACTTGATCTGGTGCAGGTTTGGTGGTCTTTTCTGGCGGTACAAATTCAATGTCCACTTTCTTACGCACCATGGGAATGGTTTTGAATTTGCCAACTTGATCATTGATACGCACAGTGTAGCCATCGTCTGCGGCTTCTACCACACCTACCTTGCGATCATCTTGTTTCAATATCCAATACTTTTTATCCACTATGGGTTTGGCTTCGATCATCTAATACTCCTTTGTATGTTTGATTCAACCAGCGACCAATTGCATCTGAATAGTCGCTGAGTTTGGTGAGTTCGTATTTGCCACAGAATCGTAAAAAGTGCGCACCTACCATGCCCACATCTTTGTGGCTAATCTGCTCACGTATGGCTTCATCTACTGTTGCTTTGATGCTATTGGGCTGTGCAGTAAGATCAATCAGGGTACGATTGCGTTCATAATCTTCCAACACCTTGTGCTCGGCCTGTTCATGATCAGACCAACGTTGCAACATGAGATTGTTCCAGGCATAGCCTCGACGATCACGATCTTCAAATGCTTCCGTAAGACCCACTTGATTCTTGGTGCCTTTCACACGCACACCAGGGTAAGCCGAAAACACATTGTCACCAGGATCACCACGCATGCACTTCAAAAACAACACCCACTTCTGATAATCCACAGGTGGCACAAAGTTAGCATCGGCTTTGCCAACCTTGATCTTTGAGTTGCTTTCAATAGTGAATGCCAAGTTTTTGCCTTTTGCGTCTGTAACACCAGCAACACTAAACAAGTGATCGTTGATGCCATTGTACAATTTTACATTGGGTGCAATCAACTGCACAAAGTCGGAATCTGAACTAACAATAACAT